TCGTTGTACGCCACCGCCATGCTGCTGCCATCGCTCATTATGAAGTGCTTTTCGTATGTCCCGCGCAAAGCTTATATCCTCTTCCACTATGACGGGTTCGGAACCGCCCTGTGAAACGACAGGATTAAGGGCCTGCGCCGGTACGGTCGCCCCGATAACGCTCAGCAGTGCCAGCAGTATTGAAACCGCTTTTATTATCTTTGGTTTCGTTGATTTCATTGTATACTCCTTTTCATTTTATTTTGTTATTAATAGTACCTCTAACTTTATTTCCATAATTTACCATAAGTTTGTTTAAATGTCTATATTAAACAAAAAAGAGGGGGATCGCTCCCCCAAAAACATTAGAATCAAAGTAAAGGCTAACTAACAATAACAGCAGAGGGGCGGGTCACTCCGCCCCTAAAACCTTTATATATAAAACAAATCCGAAACAGTGTTTCATAAAAAACAAAGTGTTCGGATTTGCACTGTTTGGTGGAGGCGAGGGGAGTTGAACCCCTTTAACCCTAAATGTTCAAAATGTTGATTTGACCCCTGTTTTGCGTTTTCTCTTGTGTTATAAGGGTTTTGCGGTTCTTTGCTTCGGACGATATTTCAGTTTTGTGGAAAAATCAAGGCCGTTTTGGAGTGGTATGCAACACGAAATGCAACACGAACGCAGGGTTGTATGCAATAGGAAAGCGCTCAGGCCAAAACAATAAAAAGGGCGGCAACCCGCCCTTTTTATTCCACAATATGAAGCTCCTTTTTTAATGCTGCCTGAAGCACTGCTGAAACGTTAACCCCCGCTTTTTCAGCCTCCACATTTAGCCAGGAAGGCAGGGATACATTGCGTCGTACTGTTCGCTGCTCGTTCGCGCGCCTGTATGCTGTTAAATCAATATCCACCATAGATACAATTTCGTTCAGTCCGCAAACAATCTGTGATAAGTCAGACGGTTCCGGAATGGGCTTATTATCGTCCTCCATATCAATGCCCATAACGCCAATGGCATCGCGCGCCATTTCGATCGCTTCCGCAAGGCTGTTACCTTGCGTATTTATTTCCAAGTCCGGCACATATGCCATATAGCCATCATCAAGTCTAGTAAATACTACCGGATAAACTAACTTCATTTACTCATTGCCTCCTTATTTATATTGTTTTGGGGCGGGACTATTTCAAGCCCCGCCTTTTAATTATTGCTTTTGCAACCGCCTCCTTAATCTCTTTCTGCCTTGATATTGGTTCACAATCTGTCCCGTTGGTATAGATGTCATGGTTGCCGCCCTCCCGCTTGTGCCACCATCCGTTATTTTCAAGCAGCTTTATGAGATCTCTTCGCTTCATAGTTTGCGTCCTCCTTGTATCTTTATTATACACAAATAGTGTGTATAAGTCAACAAAGTTCTGGCGATTAATAAAATATATTTTTATTGAAGAGGCGGTGAAATAGTAACGCAGGAATGCACAAAAAAAAGCAGGGGGCGGATCACTCCGCCCCCCCATCAAACTCAATACTTACCCGTCAGGCTCGGGTTATTGCCGTTGCAGTACACCAGCGCCGCCGACAGCCCCACGCCTATCGCGCCTATCCACCATGGCATTTCTGCGCCGGCCGAAACTCCGGCCGAAACTACCGCCGTATATACCGCTGAGACAAGTCCCATCCAAAACAATGGGCTTTTGATCCTACTTTGCGTTTCCATTTATGTTTCCTCCTATTTTAGATTAAGTTGTTTTACTCTTTTCATCAGGTCGTCAAGGTGTCCGTTGCCGCCCAGTTCCTGATAGCATTTGTGCATTGCTATCAGGGCTTCGCGGTCGTCTATGTCTATTACTCCCGCCACGATAAACGTCTTGGCAAGATGCTTTATCCGGTCGTGCAGGCTGATTTTCTGCGCGTTTTCAAGCTTGTTCAGATCCTCCACAAGCGCGTCTATATCCGATACCTTTATGTCTCGCTTTTTCGCCCCGCGATTCAGTGCCCACATAATCAGCTCTTTTGCTGTTGTAACGATTGCTACACCCAACCCTCCGCCCAGTATAGCAAGCCACACCTCATTGTTCATATAATCACCCCTAGTCCAGCTTGACGCTGTACGTCTGGTCTCCCACACTTATGGTCAGCGTTGCCGCATCCGGCAATACCGACGTGCTGACTAGCCCAGCTGGTCAGCGCGCCTCGCTCACATCGAGGAGGTCGGGGGTCTAGCCCCTCCATCCCCACCATCAAAAACCCTTGAGTTTTCAAGGGCTTTTGTATTTATAAAAACCACAAGACCGCATTTTTTACCGCACTCCGATATACCAACATCATGAAGCCGTTCGCATGGTTGTCTCGCTTAAAAAGCATGAAACAGAGCAAGCTACAGGAGTTATCCCGTTTGGACCAATATTACCTAAAACCTGGAAAGCCGCTTATAAGCGGCTTTCCAGCGTTTCCGTTTAACTCATGAAACGAAAATGGTTTAACTTAGCAAAGGTAATGTAAAGACTTGTGAATCCTCATAGCGACAGAGGGGGCTGTATAATGGTTATGTACTCTATTGCTTTACCATAATGGTATCCAATTCCCTCCATATTGATAAAATGCGCTGGCATCTGTGTCACTCATTCGAAGCGGCGGATAATAATTATTTGATGAGCTTCCCATTATATGTGCCATTTGGTTATTATTCTGTGCCTGTGCAATATAGAATGTAGTTGCATACCCTCTGGCTAAAAGAAGGTTCAGCCTGTCGCCATCCCTGTGAAAGTCATTAAGAATATAAAAACCTTCTCCAGGTAAGTTGTTAAGTATAAGTTGATTATCATCATAGTTTTCATTATCATTAAGCCCCCTATATGATGACTCAATTTCAAATTGAGCACCGCCGGATTGAGGTTTTTTTATGTAATACCATTTCTCAGGATCATAATTTTCTCCAATTACACTATTCCAGCAGAAGTTTCCGGTTGGAACCCTGAGGTTTGCCAGCACGCTATTTAACCTCGTTGCTAATGCTTTTAGACATGCAAATGTTTCTTCGCGTGATGATGCTGCCGTTAGTGAATCATCTAAGTTCTGGATTAGGTTATCTATATCACGGTCGATTTGGTTACTTGCCAAGACAATACGGGCAATGTCTTGTAAATAATCAATAGGATTTTGTTGAGATTGCAAGACATATTTTAATGCATCTTTTATCCATCCAAAGCTTATCGAGTGAACAATACACCTTCCCATTGCGTTCAGTATGTCATTTGTAAAACCCGGTCTATCTATATCAAAATTTTTACCAAACAGCTTTATCTTAACTCCATCGAGGCGCGCTTTTGTCCCGTTGCCCGGACCAACCTTTGCAAGATTATTCGACCAATCCATAAGGTAGTAGATTACCGGACAAACGCTGTCCGCCTCCAGCAGCATTTCCCTGTAGCCGTTTCCAGTCCTGTCAACATACGGATATATCTCTGCAGCGTATCTGCAATTCGAACAGACGACGTTCTGTCCGCTTCGATCGTGAAGCCTATACGCGCCGTCATAAACGTATATTTCACTATCGAACCCTTTGTTGGAGCATACAAAGTGGGCGTCTATGTCCGATGGCTTTTCAAATGTATTTGAGCCGACCTTTGCCACTTCCCTAATTGACAGCGGGAGCAGTATGTCGCTTTCCTTTATAGTTCCTCCGGTACTGCAATCCGTCTCAAGTACGGTAATGGAGTTGTTGCTCATTAGCTTTGCTACGCCAAGTTCGTCAAATCCCTGCAGGCGGGCGCTGTCCGCGATGATCAGGCTTGCGTCCAGTGGGCTGATTTGAATGCCCGAGCTCTGACTCGACGCCCTGTTGTCAAAGGTATCCCTTGCAAAGGACAGACTGTCCTGTTCGCTCAGTATGGAGAGCTGATCCGCATCGGCATATACGAATTTGCCGCTGTTATGAAGCCATTTCGTAGCTGCTGCTGCAAAGTATTCCTTGGTATTGGACTTTGAGCCTTCCGCATATTTGAGCATATCGTTCCATGTATTAAGCGCGTTCATGGTAGGCAGACTCACGCCATCTCCAGCATTAGCGCCCCACGGCGCTTTAGGTTCGTTTGCGAGCAGATGTATCGTGTGATAAGTATTGCCAAGGTTTCTGTAGGTAAGCAATTCCGTTGTGTTAGACCACTTTATCTCGTCAGTAAATGAACCCGCGAGCAGGGAAGCCATGCCGTTGTGATTTAAGCTGAACCTAGCCGTATAATACGTATTGTTCCCCCTCATGCTTATGGAAACGGTATCAAGGCTGCCCAGAGGCTTATTGCCGCTCTTGCTTTCGCCCTTGATCTTTGCCGTATAGCTGTCATTATCGTTCGTCTGATATCTGAACCTTACATTGATGTAGGCGGACGCGGTTACTGACGACGATATATACGCGGATTGTGACGGATTGTTCTTACTGTTTCTTCCGTTTACCCATTCAGGGGTTTGAACATCCCTGATCTGGATTGCGCTGGCCGCGTGGTTTGAAGGGGTATGGCAGAATGTTATTGAATCTATTGACACAATATGATATTTCTTCTCGTCGTCGTCATCGTCAGGATCGTCAGGATCGGGATTCGGCGACGGTGGGGATGGCGGTGAGGGCGGCGGCGGCGGCGGCGCGATCGGCTTAAACCATGCTATTACCGCCGAGATAATGACTACAAGCACCACCGCGATAACCACCCCTATCACTATTTTGATTATAAGATCTTTGAGATCCTTTTCAATGTTTTCCCTTGTATGCGCGTCTATACATGCATAGAAGAAGCGGTTTAGCATCGCGGCCTTGCCTGTATTGGCCAGTACCTGAATCATGGCCTTGATTGTTTCGGGATCCATTTCCTCATGTTCAGCCTGTTCGGCCAGAACCATCTGCACTTCATCATATATAAGGACGGACTTTTCTATGTAATTCGCAACCGATCCAAGCAGCTGGGTGCATTCCTCGTCCTTGAATCCGCCCGTAGGCCACAGGCCATAATTCTCATGAATGAATTTTATATATATCGAGGCGACCGTGTTTGCCTGCCAAAGCTCATATTCCGTACCGGTATGATTATCGGGGAATTCGGGACATTCCTTCTTTCCCGCCTGCGTCTGGGTGTCCTCGGCTAAAATTACGGCCGCGTCGCCTACTAGATTGACTACCGTTCCTGAAACCTGCTCCCTGAGCTCTTCTGAATTAAATGTATACAGAGCTGTAAGGTCCTGCTCAATGAATACCGGCGGCTCCAGTATGTATGATTGAAGCCTGTCGGGCTGAACCGCGCCGTCAAATACAGCTATATAATCTATGTAGCCATGATACGGCCTGACCATGTCTATGCCGTTGCCAAGATGAAGCGCAAACTCGCTTTTTGTAATTGCCTGTATATTATTAAACGTGTTTTTTAGAACCCCGTTTACATAGACTTCAATCTTGGACTGACTTCTCCTGTATATTAAGGCTACGTCTACCCACTGGTCATAGTCAACCCGTTCACATGAACAGATAGCATTTGGAGCCTCGACGCTTATTGCCGCCTTGTTCATATATGGATCATGGCGCATCACCAGGTTCATTGACGACGCGTTTCCATATGGCGCTATAGTAAATATGTTCCAGTATTTGTCATATACTATCCCCTCTTCCGGCGTGGGTCTCTTGGGGTATACCTTCGTCAAAATGGTGGTATCCCCTTGCGCAAGCTGATCCGCCACCTTTACGTTGCTTTCAGGCAGCGCCGCGCCGGCCGTGCCCGGATAGAGCGTATTAACAAGATTTACCGGCGTACATCTGAATATAGGAGCGCGGCTGGTCAAGTCCTCAAGCCTAGCGCCCTCCGTCAGCGTAATAGCTTCTCCGGATATGATATCCTTAGCTTCTCCAGCATTGAAGGAATAATAGGCGGCAAGACCTGGCGCGGTTTGATCCGGCATATCGTGCGCATAATTAACAAGCGCGTTACTGTCAAGCGCGGAGTTGAAGACGCAGATTGAGTCTATCAATCCGCCAAAGGGACCGTTGTAAGTTTCCTTACGGCTGCCGATGCAAATATCCTCGGCGCTTAGAGTCGGTCGGGACTGAATATTATATTCGCATCCCAAAACGCCGTTAACATAATAATATGCCTTATTGTTCGTACGATTATAAACCAAAGACAGGTTCGTCCATTCATCATATGGCATATCCGTACCTCCGCCATATTGAAGCGTACCCATCTTTAACGAAGCATGAGCCCTGTTAGGATACGAGTCGCCCTGATAAAATAAAATAGCCACACGCGACGAGTTTGTCTTCGCATTTGAAAACAGCATCGGCTGAGTGTTGCCACCTATATAGGAGGGCTTGATCTTCGACAGGATGGTAAACGATCCCGTGCCCAGTACATTATTAACGCGGGAGCTTGTTAGCGGCTTTGCGACTCCGGCGTCCGTAACCCTAAGAGCGGTTCGGCGTTCGGCTTCGTTTCCATTCAGAGTTATGGGCTTTGAATACTTGCCCTTATCCTCTGGAGTTGACGTGGAAAAGTCAAGGCATAGCTCCATCTGTTCAACAGGCATCTGGGGGCTTGTTCTGTCCGCCCCGATTTCTGAATCGGTTAAGACCTTTCCATATACTCTGGTGTATTTCACGTATCCGTTGAAATTGCCGCCGATTTTTATGTCGCTGCTTGAAATGGTTCTGTTGGCAGTCTTTCCTGTCTCAAGCGCCTTTATACCATTTACATAAATGCGTATCGTGGATCCGTCATACGTTACGCCCAAGGTATTCCAACGCCCCGCATCAAGCTTAAACTCATCATTTGTCACCATATGGCTGCCAATGCCTGTCGCGTTATAGTAAGCATTTCTGCTGTCCATACCAAATTCAAACGCGCCACTTTGCATTATCAACGGTATTCTTCCATTGGTTGCCTTAGCGTAAAATTGAGTTGTAATGGAGAACTCGTCCGTTCCGCAGAGCGATAGGTTCGGAATAGAACCTACAGTTGCATAACCGTTCTCCAGCAGTTTTAATGCATAGAATGCATTTTGATTATAGTTTTCCATGTTATATATCCCTTCTGAAAAAGTCATTGAATCACTGTTTTTAATTTGTAGTTAAACTACTGCAGTGTCAATTCATCAATATTCACAGGTATAACAAATGGTTACAGTTTATTTGTGCCTTTTATATATGACTAGCATTTAAAGTATAAAGAGACTATGTCTGCAATTTAAGTAATAGGTAGGCGAGCGGTTCACTCCGCCCCCCTCGACAATTCAATATCGGCCCGTCAAGCTCGGGTTATTGCCGTTGCAGTACACAAGCACCGCCGACAGCCCTACGCCTATCCGCCATGGCATCTCCACTACCGCCGTTACTCCGGCGTTCACTACTGCGGTATATACCGCGCCCATTAACCCTGCCCAAGCAACATCATACGGACATCCCGTGGGGCATCATGTGCAGACACGTCAGATGTATGTGGCCAGCAAGCGGCGTACCGTCTGTCACACAGCAATAGGCCGCATGATCAGCCACTCTCTCGTCCGTGTTAATGGCATTGGACGTATACTTGGCAGATATGTAGTCCGTGGTAGCCACACCCGATACGCTAATCGTCTGGGTGCATGGCACTCCGGCGTCCCTTCCGTCTAAGGGGACGGTGATGGTCTTGCACTCGACGGACGCGCCACCGCCGCTATGTGTGTGGCCGATCAGCGCGTATCTGTCGTCATGGCCGTGGTCAGCAGCCGCTTTCGCCCACACATCATCCATGTAGAAGCCGTAGCCCTTCATGTCGTCAACCAGATATTGCGCGCTGTATCGGTCGTATCCCACTTTCAGCACGTAAATTTTGTATTCTTCCTTTAACCTCTTAAACCAGTTGAACACGTCTTTATACTGCACGTGGTTTTCGCCGGAAAGCGTGACAAAGCCGCGTTTCACGAATATCTCATACGGCACGCCGTCTATGGCCGTGGCCGCCTCGACGCGGTTTGCTGGCATGAAGAATTGACAGAAAGCATATAGCTTGCCCGCTCGCTCAATAATCACGCTGGCCGCCGTAAGGTCGGTCGTTTGCGAAAGATCAATACCGCCCACGGCGTAGCTTTTACGGAAGTCGTCAAGCGTAAGGGCGGCGCTGGCAGCGTAAACCATGGGCGCGTCGAAAGCCGCCATTGAAGAATTCTGTTTGATATTGCAGTATTTCAACAGAAATTCAGTCTTTTTGCTTATACTGCCCTCGGCGATGGCGATTTCCTAAACGAAGAAATGCGGGAACACGGACACGCCCATATTCGGGTTCGCCTTTTTAAGCTCTTCAATGTCGTTCCATTTTTCCGGATCGTCCACCATGTAGAGAAACGGAAGCAGGCGGCGTTCCTTGCTGTTGCCTTTCAAAAAGGCCGTGGAACGCTTCATAAGCTCATCGTAAATGCCGTCGTTCTCATAGCCCGCCGTGGATATTGACAATATGAACGGCTGCCGCCTCGCGCCCAACGCCGACTTCATGACTTCGTATTGCTTTAAGCCCGCGTCGCCGCGCCAGCTGGCAACCTCATCGTTTACCACCAAATGCGGGTTGAAGCCGTCTGACTTTTTCGCGTTGAAGGCAAGCGGCTTTATGGCCGTGTTGCTTTCGTCTATATAAATGTCGCTGCACCGCTTTTTCGAAAGTGCGGCAAGCTCCGGTTCCTTCTTCAACATCTGATAAAAGTTATCGTAAACAATGTTTGCCTGCTCTAATTTTGGCGCTAAACAGTATATTTTCGCGCCGTATTCGCCGTCCAGATAGGCCATGCAAGCGATAATTGCGGACGCAAAAAGCGTTTTTCCGTTCTTCCTTCCTATGACGGCAAAGACTTCACGCCAGACTCGCAAGCCGTCCGCGTCCACAATGCCGAAAATGGCCGAAACAAGGGCTTTTTTCCATAGCTCCAGCTTTAGCAAATCCTCGCGGCCTTCACTTTGTGAGCAAAGCGGACGTGTCCACGCTATGCCGAACTATAAGCGGCTTCGTACTTTAAGACAACAAAAAAACCTTCCAACTACGACGGAAGGGGCGAGAGGGTGACCACATGGTTGCAGTCTTGAAAAATGCCTCATATATGCGCGTTATTCCTCCCACGGTCAAATAGAGCAAAGCATTGAAGGACAATTAAGAATCTGTTATGAATACGCTAAGCGTGAAGGACTGACCGTAATAGAAGAGTATATAGAACGCGCCTTGACTGGATGTTCGGACGATAGACCGGACTTTTAACGCATGATTTCAGACGCCCGAAAAAAGGCGTTTCAATACGTAATAGTATATAAGTTAGACCGATTCACCCGTAACCGCTACGACAGCGCTATATACAAGCACAAACTAAAGCAATGCGGCGTTAAAGTTTTGTCTGCCATGGAAAACATAGGTGACAACCCAGAGAGCATTATCCTTGAAGCCGTGCTGGAAGCTTCTGCCGAGTACTATTCCGTTGATTTATCTAAAAAATAAAGCGCGGGCGGCGGGACAGCGCCGCTAAGGGTAAATTTATTGGCGGGGCATCCCTATGGGCTATAAGACTATAGGAGGTCGGCTTGTTATAGACGAAGAAAAGGCCGCGACTGTCAAATACGCGTTTGAAGAATACGCCAAAGGTACGCCCAAAAAAGATATTATTGCAGAGTTAAACGCCAGAGGGCTTAGAAATAAAAATGGGAAGCCGTATGGTCTGTCCGCTTTTCAAAAGGCGCTGCAATGCGAAAAATATATCGGTGTACTGGATCAAGCGGGGGTACGAATATAAAACGCCTGTCCCGCCATCATAGACGTTGAAACGTTTGAGAAAGTTCAGGCGCGGATTAAATCAAACAAAAGAATGGCGGGAAAGCAAAAGGCCACAGCCGAATATTTGTTATCAGGAAAGTTATATTGCGGTCATTGCGGATCGCCAATGCAAGGCGTATCGGGCACTGGGAAAAGCGGCAACAGGTGGTACTACTACCAGTGCGCCAACATGAAAAAAAGGATTTTTTGGAATGGTATGTTGTAGAGCAGACAGTTGAGTATGTATTAATGCCCGACCGCATGGCCGCTATCTCGAAGGCGGTAGTTGAATTGTACAACAAGGAATTTAACTATGATAAAATCAAAGAGCTGGAGAAACGAATCGCCAAGTACGAGAGGGATATTGACAAGTATACTGAAAGCCTTTTGGATGCGCCCCGCGCCGCACACAATAAAATTTTTGAAAAAACAGAAGCAGCCGATGCTGCTAAATGTGATCTGGAAATTGATCTGGTTAAGTTAAAAATAGCCAGCAAAATACGATACACAGAAGACGATATAAACATATGGCTCAAATCATTTTGCAGGGGCGATCTGTTTGACCATGAATTCAGGCGGCGTATCATCGACGTATTTATAAACACCATTTATCTGTATGATGATAAGGTAGTCATCTATTACAATGTCAAGAGCGGCAAACAGGTCAGCTACATCGAAATGCTCGACAGCATAGAAGACGAAAGCGAACCGGAAGTTTCCGATTTGCTTAACGGTGTTCGTATTCCGAACGCGGTGCCTCCGTACCTACCAGTAGGATACAATGATGCGAAAGGTCATTGTGCTGGTTTTGCGGTTGCATTTCGGAGATACAGTTGCAAGGCTAACCTATCGTATCAAGTATACAACGATTTAACTGCATTGCAAGCGGCGTCTATGTAGATGCAGATTTTGATACAATAGAATAGCCCTTCCCAGCCGGAAAAGGCTGAAAAAGGCTTGAAATAAGGGCTTCCGTGGTCAATCACTGACTTTGGAAGCCCTGTTTTGCTTTATGGAATTGTGTGGCCTGACATGGTGTTCCGGCGGCTGATTACTCCGCAAGAACGGCGGCGAAGGAATAATTAAAAGGTATCAAACATCAATTCATGCGAAGCTGTTAGTTAGCCTTCAAACGCGAATTAACAATAAACATAAATAAATGTCATCAAACCACTTGTAAACTCGCTCTGTTTGTGCTATACTTAAATATGGCTTGGTATAGTCATCAGAAACTCAACGAGGTGAAATGATGGGCGATATAATCAATGATAGCTGGATAAATATTGACGAAGCAGCCACCTATTTGGGCGTAAAGCCGGTTACTGTAAGAGATTGGATACGCAAGGGAAAAGGAATACCCGCCCATAAGATAGGAAAACAATGGAAGTTCAAAATCTCCGAACTTGATGCTTGGGTTAAAAGCGGTAAAAGCGCGATGGAATGAGCCTCCAACAAAAAAAACGAATGTAAATCATTAGGAATCAGATTGGAGTTTAAAAGAGGAATATGGCTGTGAAAAAATCAGAATTGTACTCCCTGCTCTGGGAGGCTTGCAATAAACTAAGAGGCGGCGTCGAGCCGTCCAGATATAAAGACTACGTGCTTGTGCTTCTGTTTTTCAAGTATGTGTCAGACCGATATAAGGGGCAAAAGTTCGCCGAGTTTACTGTTAATCCTGGCGGTTCCTTTGACGATTTAATTGCAGCTAAAGGCAAAAGCGACGTTGGTGAGCGTGTCGATGTTATCATTCAAAAGTTCCTTGAAGACAACCGTCTGCAGGGTTCTCTTCCTGATGTCAGCTTTAACAACCCGGACGAGCTCGGCTCTGGAAAGGAACTGGTAGATAAGGTTTCGGGACTTATTGCTGTGTTTCAGAATCCCGCTATCGATTTCAAAAGCAATCGTGCCAGCGGCGATGACATTATCGGCGACGCATACGAGTACTTCATGATGAAGTTCGCTCAAGAATCTGGGAAGAGCAAAGGACAATTCTACACGCCAAGCGAGGTCTCTCGTATTATTGCCCGCCTTATTGGAATTGGCAGAATCGAGAATGATGTCACAAAGAAATGGACTCTTTACGACCCGGCGGCAGGAAGCGGAAGCCTATTGATTCGCGCTGCCGACGAAGCACCCGTTGATGAGGACGGCAACTCTATCGTTACTATCTTCGGACAGGAAAAGTATCCTGACACCGCCGGTCTTGCTAAAATGAATTTCATTTTGCACAGCAAAGGCACCGGCGAAATCAAGAGCGGCAACACATTGTCCAGCCCTCAGTATCTGGATGAATTCGGCGAACTGAGGAAATTTGACTTTATCGTCATGAATCCTCCTTTTTCCGACAAGGCTTGGACGGACGGTATCAAGCCCTCAAACGATAGATATAAGAGATTCGAAGGCTTTGGAATCCCGCCGGAAAAGAACGGTGATTACGCTTGGTTTCTCCATGTCCTTAAATCGCTGAGCCAAACAGGCAAAGCCGGAATTGTCATGCCACACGGTGTACTGTTCAGAGGGAACGCTGAAGAAACCATCCGTAAAGAAATTCTTGCACGGCGATACATCAAAGGCATCATTAGTTTGCCCGGTAATCTGTTCTATGGCACTGGCATTCCCGCCTGCATTGTCATCATCGATAAAGAAGACGCTGAAAGCAGAACCGGCATCTTCATGATTGACGCCAGCAGCGGCTATAAAAAGGACGGAAGCAAGAACAGACTGCGTGAGCAGGATATAGAAAAGATCGTCCGCTATTTCAACGGGCAGATAGTAGAAACTGGTTATTCCCGCTTCGTAACCTATGAGAGCATTCTCAATGCAGATACGAATGACGGCAACCTGAATATTCCCCGCTACATAACGAGGATTGATGATACACTGCCGCAAAACATTGCCGCGCATCTGAATGGCGGTATACCCGGAACAGATATTGATTCTCTGAAGAAGCTATGGACGGTGGCACCTGCCCTAAAGAGCGTCTTATTCTCCACACTGGACGCAGAGCACAGCATCTATAGTCTGGCGGTTGCTTCTGATGCTATCGAAGAAACGATATATCAGGATGCCGCCATTATATCTGAAAAAGAAAATGAGCTTGTACCCACATTCAACGCATGGAAGGATGACGTGCGGAGCATTCTTCTCGACTTAACATCGGGCACAAATCCGAAGGCGCTCATTCGAGACATCTCCGGCAGAATTCTTGCCACCTATCACGATTCAAGACTGCTGGACAGATATGACGTCTACGACTGCCTCCTCAATTACTGGAACGAAAAACTCCAAGATGATGTCTACGCTATCAAGGCGAGCGGCTACGAGGTCGGTCGTGAAATCGAATATGAATATGCCAAGAAGAAGACAAAGGACGAAAATGGCGAGACCATTTCCTTGGATGACAAAACCAAGGTAAAATCCTTTGACGGTGCGTTGATTCCGAGAGCAATCATTGAGCGGATATATTTTGTGCCCGAATGCGCTGCCATTACTGCTCTTGAAGAACAGGGCGGGCTTATTGAGTCGGAGCTTGACGAAATGCGCGAGGAGGAATCAGGCGAGGATGGACTCCTGCTTGAGGTTCTCAATGAAAGCGGAGATTCTATACCGAAGGCTAAGCTCACCAAGCGCATCAAGGAACTGGAAGCAAAGAAAACCTCGGAAGAAGCGGATTTGCTTGCGCAGATAGCCGAGCTCTTTGCTGACGGAAAAACTGGTGAAATCGAAGCACTGTTGAAGAAGAACACCTCTCTTGCAGTATATGAGCTGCAGAATAAAAAAGGCGTCTTCATAAAATCAAAGATCGCTGCGGCGCTCAAGGCGGCACAGTCGGATGCCGTCATGCCGGAGATTTATGCGGAAGAATATGCTGCGCTCTGCGCATATCAAGAGAAGCTGGCTGTGCTCGACGAGGCAAATAAGCAGTTGAAAGCGCTTCGCAAAGAGCTGGACGAGAAAGTTGAGAAAAAGTACGGCGAACTGACCGTGGACGAAATCAAACATCTGCTCTTTGATGAAAAGTGGATGGTTCGCCTGTCTGATGATATCGCCGGAGAGATTGATCAGGTGCTGAACGCTCTCGCATCCAAGGCGTTATTGATTGCAAAGCGCTACGAGCATACTTTGAAGCAGATTGAAGAGAAAACCGCCTCGTCAAAGGCGGCGGTTAAGGCTGCTTTGGAAAGGATGGGCTACAAATGGTAACTTATCCGCAGGACTGGAATTCGGAGTGCATAGAAAACTTAACCTCATCAATAATTACTGGTGGAACTCCGTCAACTGCTAACGCTTCATTCTGGGGAGGTACCATCCCGTGGCTGGCTTCGACAGAAATTCATCAGAAGCGGATAACCAAACCGACAGCATATATCACCCTTAGCGGTTTACAGAGTTCATCGGCAAAAATTGCCCCGAAGAATTCTGTGTTGATTGCTTTGGCAGGTCAAGGGAAAACAAGAGGTACTGCGGCGTTCCTTCAACAAGATATGGCGCTCAACCAGTCGTTAGCGGCACTGGTGGTTAATAAAAAAGCCGACGCAGAATTCCTGTTCTACTTAATAGAAGCACACTATAATGAACTAAGGGAAGTATCCTCTGGAGATGGCGGTAGAGGTGGGCTTAATAAGAAACTCCTCAGAAAATACACCATTACCATTCCAACAGATGTTCGTGAGCAGGAATCCATTGCTAAGGTGTTATCCTGCATGGACGAGTATATCGCCAACCTCACCGAGCTCATCGAAAAGAAAAAAGGCATCCGTGACGGGGCTTTGGAGGACTTGGTGAGCGGCAGGACACGGCTGAAGGGGTTTGATGGCGAATGGGATGAGTACTTATTTGATGTGTATTTCACCCTACTTTCAAATAATACCCTGTCAAGAGATAAACTGTCTCGATATGGTTCTATCGGAAATATTCATTATGGTGATGTTCTTATTAAGTACCACAGTCTTGTGACGGATAAAGATGAGATACCCAGAATTAAGACTGATATCGATACTCGGTCATTCAAGCGTCTACAATCCGGAGATGTTGTTATTGCAGATACCGCTGAAGATGATACTGTTGGGAAGGCAATTCAGATATGTGGTGTAACGATGCCTCTTGTTGGTGGATTGCACACCATTGTTTGCCGTCCAAATTATACTACTGCTTTGGGTTATCTTGGATACTATATCAACTCGAAATGCTACCATAATCAATTGCTCCCCCATATCACGGGAATAAAGGTATCTTCGATATCAAAAAAGGCGATCAAAACAACTGTATTAAGATTACCAAAGAGCATTGACGAACAGAAGGCAATCGTAGAAGTGCTCTCTTCATTGGATTCTGAGATTGCGTCCCTTGAAGAAGAAAAAGACAAAATGCTGCAAATAAAAGCCGGAGCAATGGATGATCTGCTCACCGGGCGGGTACGGCTTACGAGACAAGGAGGATAACAATGTCAGTTGATTCTGAAAGAAAACTACAAAACAAGGTCAAGCATTGGCTCATTGACGACCTCGGCTATATCTTCCTCGGCAATCTGGACGACCGGTATAACACGCCCGTCAAGGAAGAATTGCTGATTGCCAATCTTAAAAAGCGCGGCTACAAACCGGAACAGATTACAAAGGCTGTCGCCGAGCTGCGCAGCCGTGTTTCCAATCAAGCGGATAATCTCTATACGGTAAACAAAGCGGTATATGCTCTCCTCCGTTACGGACTGCAGGGCGTCAAGGATGATGCCGGACACCGTAATACCGTCCACTATATCGACTGGACGGATGCCGGAAATAACGATTTCTATGTGGCGGAGGAAGTTACCGTTCTACGCTATGACCGCACAACAACGAAGCGCCCCGACCTCGTTCTGTATGTCAACGGCATTGCGCTTGGTATGTTTGAGTTGAAGCGCTCCTGCGTCAGCGTCGGCGAGGGCATCCGACAGATGCTTACCAATCAGAAAAAAGAGAATATTGAGAGCTTCTTTGCCACAGAGCAATTTCTATTTGCCGGAAATGAAGCTGAGGGTCTGCGCTACGGCACTATTGAAACCCCGGAGAAATACTACTTACAATGGAAAGAGGACACAAAGGCAACAGATGCCCTGTCCGCAGAGATAAAGGCTATCTGTGAAAAAGAACCGACTCTACTGCGAAGTGCCATTGTGTCGCTTTGTCAGAAGGATCGTTTTCTCGCTCTTATTCATGATTTTGTGATATTTGATGCAGGTATAAAGAAAGTCGCACGGCATAATCAGTTTTTCGCCAATATCGCGGCAAGGCAGCGTATTCATGACAAAGACGGCGGTATCATTTGGAATACGCAGGGCTCCGGCAAATCTCTCATCATGGTATGGCTAACAAAATGGATTATCGAAAATGTTTCTGACAGCCGCGTTGTAATTATTACAGACCGTGAAGAACTGGACGACCAGATTGAGAGCCTGTTCTTTGACGTGGAGGAAAAGGTCGTAAGGGCGAAAAGCTGCGCCGACCTGAGAACGATACTGGACAAAAACGAGGATTCCATCGTCTGTTCTCTGATACACAAGTACGGTCACAACGCTGGGAAACAGGCGGACATCGACCAGTACCGTAAGGAATTGCTTGCAAACCTCCCGCACGGTTATAAAGCCAAGGGCAATATTATTGCCTTCATCGACGAATGCCACAGAACGAATTCCGGCAAGCTCCATGAGGCGGTTCGGACACTGATGCCTGACGCTGTGCTTATCGGATTTACTGGCACTCCTCTACTGAAAACAGATAAAAAAACGAGCCTCGCTACCTTCGGCACCTATATCCACACTTACAAATTTGACGAAGGCGTGGAGGATGGCGTCGTCCTCGATCTTCACTACGAGGCACGAGACGTTGACCAAGACTTGAGCAGCAAGGAAAAAGTCGATCTATGGTTTGACAGTAAAACGACCGGTTTGACCGACCGTGCAAAGCTACAGCTAAAGCAGAGCTGGACGTCAATCAATAAACTATACAGCTCCAAACAACGGCTTGAGAAAATTGCTTCCGATATCATCTTCGACATGAGTTTGAGACCGCGACTGAAAAACGACCGCGGAACTGCTTTGCTCGTAGCCGGAAGCATTTATGAAGCCTGCCGGTATTGGGAAATCTTCAATTCACTCGGTTTTACGAAGTGCGCTGTTGTCACTTCCTATGAGCCGAGCACACAGGCTGTAAGAACCGCTACTTCCGACCTGTCGATGCAAGGCGAGGAAGAATATAAGAATGCAGTTTACGAGCGGATGCTTGGCGGCAAAACGGTCGCAGAGTTTGAAGCAAGTGCCAAGAAGCAGTTTAAGGAAGAGCCCGGAAAGTTGAAGCTCTTGATTGTCGTAGATAAGCTGCTCACGGGATTTGATGCGCCAAGCGCGACATATATCTACATTGATAAATCGATGCGCGACCATGATCTTTTTCAAGCAATCTGTCGCGTAAACCGTCCAGATGGCGAAGACAAGGATTACGGTTATATTGTTGATTATATGGATCTGTTCCGTAATGTTCAGCTTGCCGTTGCCGATTATACTTCCGGCGCGTTTGAGGAGTATGATAAGGAAGACATCGAAGGACTAATCAAGAGTAGCTATGACGAGGCAAAAGCGGAAATGGATGGCTCACGGTCATCTCTGATTGAGCTGTTTGAAAATGTCAGTGCTCCCCAGACTGATACGGATTTTATCAGTTATTTTTGCGATTCCGGCGAGGACGAAGAAACAGCCGGACGGCGCGACCTCCTGTATGTATTAACTGCCGCGCTCTCTCGTTCTTTTGCCGTTTGCTGTGACAGGCTTGTTTCACATTACGGTTACGAGGATGCACAGGTTGATACTCTTCGTATTGAGATATCCAATTACAACCGCGTCAAGGAAATGATTCGCCTCGCGAGCTGCGATTATATTGACTTGAAGCCATACGAGGCGGATATGCGTTATATTCTGGATACTTACATCCGTGCCAACGATACTACGGTTGTTAGTGAACTTGGTAATATGTCTCTTGTGGAATTGCTACTGAGCGGCAAGACCACCACACCGGCAGACCTTGTGAAAGACCTCCCCGGTGATGATGCGGCAAAAGCGGAAACCATAGAAAACAACCTCAAACATGAAATCGTCAAAAAAATGGGCGGTAATTCTGTCTACTACGGTAAGCTGTCTGAAATGCTCCAGAAAATCATAGACCAGCGCAAAATCGAAGCGCTTAGCTACGACGAGTACCTCCGGCAGGTGGTCGAACTTGCAGAAGCAATTCTCCATCCCGAAACGAGCATGGACTATCCTGATGAAGTCAAGGATAGCGCAGCCAAACGTGCCCTTTATGACTTCTTTGATAAGAATACTGAGCTTGCGGTTGCTGTGGACAAAGCTGTGCGCATCGCCCTGCGCCCTGATTGGAAGAAAAATTACCAGAAACAGCAGAAAATTAGAGGTGCAATCTATCAGAAGCTGATGGACAACGGCTACAGCGAAGAAGATGCAGTAAGTACTTCCAGCACTATATTTGATATGGCTCAGAGGCAGGATGAATACAATGAATGAAATCGTAGAAATCAGCGGACTTCAGATCAAAGTCCTGAAAAAGAGAAATCTGAAGAACCTGTACATCAGGGTGAATCCGCCGGAAGGCGATGTGACAGTCAGCGCTCCGATGGGCTTTCCGGATGAAGAAATCAAGCTGTTTATTCTAAGAAAGCTACCGGAAATCACAAAAGTCCGAAGCAAGATGAATGTGCAGCCGAGACAGAGTAAGCGTGAATATGTATCCGGCGAGTCGTGTTATCTGTGGGGAAAGCCTTATATGTTGCAGGTAATCTCTGGTGGAAAACACTATTCGATTGAGAAAACCCCGAATAAAATAGTCATGTTCGTTCCTGACGGTGCAACAACGGCGGGTAAAGAACAAGCTCTTACCGAATGGTATCGCACCGAATTGAAGCGCGTCTTGGAGACAGTGTTCGATGACTGCCGCAAAAGAACGGGCATAGCCGCAGATGAGGCAAAAATCAAAAAGATGAAGACTCGCTGGGGAACCTGTAATATTGATAACCGCAGAATATGGATAAACCTACAACTCGCAAAAAAACCGCCAGAGTGTCTTGAATATGTTGTTATTCACGAGCTGGTTCATCTGTTGGAGAAGAACCACACCAACCGTTTCAACGCTCTGGTTGAAGAATACTGCCCAACATGGAAGGAAGCTAAAAAACTCCTTGCAGAAATGCCATTAGATTATATCGAAGCAGGAGGCGAAATCGTAGATGAGGAGTAATCTCACCACAAGTGACATCTTTGATGTGAATAAAAGAACTGGTGGATTAATCCTCGGAAAAAACCGCCTTGATGATTATGCGTCAAAGTATTTGAGCCGCGTATGCAGAGAGGCGTTGACGACACCGATGCCTCTTCCGATAGAACGGATTTTGGCTGATGCGCATTTAACTGTGATAGAGATACCTTTATCTAAAAGCCTCGATATTTTTGGGTGCTGCTTGTTACTTGACGGAGAAGTTCAAATTTACGACAAAAGCACTGGCGGCATGAGACTGCAGTCTTTTCCAGCAGGCACAATACTTATTGACCCGGATTACGCAGCACGTTATGGCGAAGGTGCAAAAAGGAATACGTTGATACACGAGGCATTGCATTGGGAAAAGGACAAGCGCTATTTTGAGATATTACAAATAAAAAACCGAGCCGCTTCTGAAAAATTATATCCCATCATGTGCCGCCAGTCCGAAACCAATTATGTACCGCCAGAAGGCAAAAACACGAAGGAAAATGAGGTCCGCTGGCTGGAGTGGCAGGCACATCGTTTGGCACCGAGGGTGCTGATGCCTTGTGATATGTTCAAGAAAAAGGCTTTAGAAATAATCGAACATCCAGAAGTCAACGACGTTTTGCCGTTCTCTTGTGACGCTTTAATTGAAAGTCTAAGCTCTTTCTTTATGGTTTCACGTAGCTCAGCAAAGTATCGCCTGATAGAAGTAGGCTTGGAAACGGCTATCGCCCAGTTTGAAGATTATACGGATGTTTACGCCGAAATACTGGAAAGCAAGGACTATCAGCCATTAAGTCCTATTGAGGCCTTTTCTCTTGCCTCCGAAGATCCTTTGCTCAGCGAATGGATTAGCAGCGGTTCGTTTATCTACGCAGATGGGTATTTTGTGCTTGCAAGTCCTAAGTTTGTAGCCTTTAAAGCTGGCGTTCCACGGCTTACGATTACGGCAAAGAAAAACCTTCAGCGATGCGTTCTCAATATCCGTGAACAGCGATTCGCAGACTACACAAATGCGTGTAAAGACTTTGAGGGCTTATGTTATCTCTATAAGACAAATGTAGAAGCGCAGGATGTCGATAAAAGGATTTATCTTTTTGATCCGAAACTGCAAACGAACATCAAGGAACTTGACCCTGACGAATCCTATACTGCGGCATACAAGTCGATACCTGCGTATGATGAAGACGAAGAAAACCAGTTACTGGGAATGCTTGGAATGCCGAGCAAAACATTATGCCAGTGCCTATGGTTTCTTATGGAGAACAGGCATTGGACCGCACCCTCCACATTTATGGAACACACAGGATTGCACTCAAACTATCATGGTAAAATCAAAAATGACACCTACAATAATATGGGGACTGATGTTCTTATGGCGGTTTGCATAGGATTGAAACTCCGGTTGTTTCTTATAGAAAGTGTTTTTGATAAATCGCAGAATAAACTAAATCGTTTCCAAGACCCAGACAAAACGTATTACCGCATTCTTGAGCGTTTTCCTGGCGTTTCCCTGAACGACTTTAACGGGATGTTAAAAGCCGCAAAGTTGCCCGAATTAGGTACGAAAGAAAAAGTTTCATAAAGTCGATAACTCGTTGAGTTGACTTTTCATAGGCTCAACATCATAACAAACTCTCTTGAACCCCGAAAGGGGTTCTTTTTTATGCCCAAAAGCAGAAAATTCCCGTGTTTCAAGTGATTTCGGCCAACTCACTGAGTTGGGATTATAAAAATGAAATGCGCGATAATGTTGTCAGCGGTAGGAAATAAGCACCAACCGCAATCTTGTACAAAGCAATCGCGAGTGCTTGTACAACGGCGTTTCCGCTTCCTGACGAGGCTTGCTGGGAGCGACTTCACGAAGAAACGGTGATTACATGACAAAGGCTGAAAAAGAAGTGTGGGAAATCAACATCAAGAACGCGGCGGTAGCGGTCGCCGAACAGTATGGGAACGAGGTCGTTAAGTCGATCTTCCGGCGCTATGACGCTCGTGGGCTGTATGACCTTAGCCCTTGCTATTACAGCGAGGTGTTCGGCGATTTAGAGCTTATCGCCAACGACAACTAATTTCAATCGTCCCGGACAAGACGTTAAAAGGTCTGCCAGAGCAGCGGCTCATCTCTGTGGCCATGGAGATGCGTTCGTAGTCGTTGCGACGGCGACAAAAATGAATAGAGTGCCAGCTACGAACGGCTGGTCACCGATTTGAAGCGGAGAAATCCGTATGAGGTGACCATCTATGAAATTTAGATCTGGCAGTTATGCAGGTTATCTCCGCTTCGGCTTAAACGCCAGAAGGAGAAAACCTAATGCAAAACTATGACAATCAACGCAAAATCTACATTCGCAGCATCAAAACGCGGGTGCCCGTAACCGAAGAAGTCTACCTCGCGTACTATCGCCCCGTGTGGCGCACACAGAAAGCGGCGCAGAAAGCCGGTCAGTGCTTCTGTCCCAAGGGCAAGCTCTGGCTGTGCGACGGCGACTGTGCCATGTGTGAATACCGCGCCGCCGGTAACACAGTGTCGCTTGACGCACCGATGGAAAACGCCGACGGTGATGAGTTCAGCCTCATTGATACCGTTGAGGACCCGACCAGCAGCTTTGCCGACATCCTTGTGGACAGGCTCTTGCTTGAGCGGCTTCTTGACGAGCTGGCGGAGCAAGACCCCGAGGGCAAGCGCATCTGCGAGCTCATCATGGAGGGACAGTCAGAACGCGAGGCCGCTATCACGCTCAACATGGCACGCTCGGCCTTTAAGCGGCGCTGGGCGGCGATCCGCGATAAGCTGGCACGTCAGATAGGAAAATAAGGCACATTCTTTCGCTCCGAGCTGGCTTCAGTTTGGGGCGAAAGATTTCTTCAAAAAAAATGTGGACCACTTGGCTTTCATTTTTCCAGTGGGTAGTGAGGACAGGGAAAACAAAAAGTCCTCAGATTGGAGGAAGCCTTATGAACGACAAGAGACAAATGACCGACACCGACGAGGAACTGATCGACACTTTGCTTGCGATCAGCGTCGTGTCCAAACGGCTGGCGAGAAATCTATCCATCCTCGCTGACCAGAGCAAAGCAACGGAAGGAGGAAAAGCAGATGAGCAAAATGAGCGAGATGTCCGCGACCATCGAAGAACTGCGCAGATGTGCTGCTGTTATCAGCGACGCGGCTAACTGGTTGGCGGAGCAGTTTAGCAGTAAGGAATCGGAAACGGAAGCCGCGACTGCCGAGCCAGTGCTGACGCTGGAAGCGGTCAGAGCCGTTCTTGCGGACAAGTCTCGTGCGGGCTTCACCGCTCAGATTCGCTCTCTGCTCCAGAAATACGGTGCCGACAAGCTGTCGGGCGTTGACCCGGCAAACTACAAGGCGCTGCTTGCAGATGTGGAGGGACTCAATGATGGCACCTAAAGGACACGCACTTCCCTCTGCATCAAGCTCCGACCGTTGGCTGCACTGCCCGCCTTCCGCTCGGCTCTGCGAGAGCTATGACGATAAGGGCAGCGACTACGCTGCCGAAGGTACCGACGCCCATGCGCTCTGCGAGTACAAGCTCCGTCAGGCGCTGGGCATGGAAGCGACCGACCCGACCGAAAGTCTCAAATGGTAGAGCGAGGAAATGAACGACTGCGCTATCGGCTACGCCGCCTATGTGCTTGAACAGGTGGAAGCAGCAAAGCAGACCTGCACCGATTCTGTTGTCCTCATCGAGCAGCGCGTGGACTTCTCCCGCTGGGTGGAATCCGGCTTCGGCACAGCCGACTGCATCATCATCGCGGACGGCACTCTGCAAATTATCGACTACAAGCATGGTCTGGGTGTACTCGTGAATGCTGAGGAAAACCCACAGATGCAGTGTTACGCGCCCGGCGCTCTGGAGCTATTCGACGGCATCTACGACATAGACGCGGTGCGCATGACCATCTACCAGCCCCGCCGCGACAATGTCAGCACCTACGAGCTGTCGAAGGATGGGCTTTACCGCTGGGCGGACGACGTACTCAAGCCTACCGCTGACCTCGCTTTCACCGGTGACGGAAACTTTCTCTGCGGCGAGTGGTGCGGCTTTTGTAAGGCGAAGCACGACTGCCACGCCAGAGCCGACACCAATCTGGAGCTTGCCCGCTACGACTTCAAGCTGCCGCCCCTGCTGACGGACGAAGAAGTCGAGGACATCCTTACCCGTGCCGACGATCTCGTTTCGTGGGCGGCGGACATCAAGGAATACGCGCTTAGGCAGGCAATCAGCGGTAAGGAGTGGCACGGTTGGAAGCTGGTCGAAGGCCGCTCGAACCGCAGGTACACAAACGAAACAGCGGTCGCCGGTGCAGTAACCGAGGCTGGCTTTGACCCCTACGAGCACAAGGTGCTGGGCGTCACCGCCATGCAGAAGCTGCTCGGCAAATCCCGCTTCGACGAACTCCTCGCGGCCTATGTCGAAAAGCCGCAGGGCAAACCAACGCTCGTGCCGGAGAGCGATAAACGACCGGCATATGAACATGCTCAGCGAAATGAGCAAGCAAAAAATGATTTTATGGAGGAAAACGATTATGAATAACAGCACTACGAAAGTCAACAACCCGATGAAGGTTATCACTGGTCCCGATACGCGCTGGTCTTACGCCAACGTCTGGGAGGCAAAGAGCATTAACGGCGGTACGCCGAAGTTCTCCGTCAGCCTCATCGTTCCCAAGTCCGATACCAAGACGGTCGCCAAGATCAAGGCGGCTATCGAGGCGGCCTACCACGAGGGCGAAGCGAAGCTCAAGGGCAACGGCAAGACCGTACCCCCGCTGACGGCTCTTAAGACCCCTCTCCGCGATGGCGATGCTGAACGCCCCGATGACGAGGCTTACGCAAACGCTTACTTCATCAACGCCAACGCGACAACAGCTCCCGGCATTGTGGATGCTGACCGCAATCCCATTCTGACCCGCTCCGAGGTCTACTCCGGTGTGTACGGTCGCGCCAGCATCAGCTTCTACGCTTTCAATTCCAACGGCAACAAGGGTATCGCCTGCGGTCTGAACAACCTGCAGAAGGTGCGCGACGGTGAGCCTCTCGGTGGTAAGGCGTCTGCTGAGACCGATTTCGCCACCGAGGACGACGACGAGTTCTTGAACTAAGGAGGGCAACGACTATGGAAACTTCTACGATTCTCTGTATCCTGCTCCTCATTCTTTACCTTGCTCTGGCGGTGTTCTGGATCGTCCGCTCGATTTTGGATGTGATTGAGGACCGCAAGCGCGAAAAGCGCAATGCACTGTGGGAAGCTGAAAGGCTCCAGCTTGAAAGGGATCGCGCTGCTCGCGATGAGGAATACCACCAGAAACGCATGGAACAGCTTAACCAGTAAACTCTGACCTGTGGGTGGTGGGAGAAATCCTACCACCCTTTTGGTCTACGAAAGGAATGGCGTGAATGAAATCACTCAGCATAGATATTGAAACCTTTTCCAGCGTCAATCTTGCCAAATCGGGCGTTTATCGTTATGTCGAAGCGCCAGATTTTGAAATGCTGCTTTTTGGCTACAGCGCAGACGGCGGCGAGGTGCAGGTTGTCGACCTTGCCTGCGGCGAAAAAATCCCCTCGCAAATTCTCGCTGCGCTGACCGATGAAACCGTTACGAAGTGGGCGTTCAACGCCAGTTTCGAGAGGGTGTGCCTCTCACGGTATCTCGGTTTGCCAACCGGCGAATACCTTGAGCCTGCCTCGTGGCGCTGCTCTATGGTGTGGGCAGCGACGATGGGACTCCCGCTCTCGCTGGAGGGCGTCGGCTCGGTGCTCAAGCTGGATAAGCAAAAGCTCACCGAAGGCAAAGACCTCATCAAGTTCTTCTGCCATCCCTGCGCCGCTACAAAGGTAAATGGGCAGCGCACTCGCAACTACCCCTATCACGCGCCGGATAAGTGGTCGGCATTCAAAACGTATAACGCCCGCGATGTGGAAACGGAGATGTCCATACAGGCAAAGCTCGCAAAATATCCGGTGCCGGACAGTGTCTGGGATGAATATCACCTTGACCAAGAGATCAATGACCGAGGTGTGGCGCTGGATATGACGCTGGTTAGAGAAGCTATCGCCATTGATGGGCGCTCCCGCTCAGAGTTGACCGCAGCCATGAAAAAGCTGACCGAGCTGGACAATCCCAACTCCGTGCAGCAGATGAAGCGGTGGCTTTCGGACAATGGGCTTGAAACAGATACGCTTGGCAAAAAGGCTGTTCTGGAGCTATTGAAAACCGCACCGTCGGAGCTCGCAGCGGTACTTGCGCTTCGTCAGCAGCTTGCCAAATCCTCAGTAAAAAAATATCAGGCGATGGAGAATGCTGTCTGCGCCGATGGTCGCGCCCGTGGAATGTTCCAGTTCTATGGAGCGAACCGCACCGGGCGCTGGGCTGGACGTTTAATTCAAATGCAAAATCTGCCGCAGAACCATCTGGAGGATTTGGCTGAAGCCCGCTCCCTTGTGTGCGGTGGTGACTTTGACGCTCTTGAAATGCTCTACGAGGATGTGCCGGACACGCTTTCGCAGCTTATCCGCACGGCATTTGTGCCAAGGAGTGGCGCGAAGTTCATCGTTTCAGACTTTAGTGCCATCGAAGCCCGTGTGATCGCGTGGCTTGCCGGTGAGCAGTGGCGGCAGGACGTGTTCGCCAAAGGCGGCGATATCTACTGTGCTTCAGCATCGCAGATGTTCAAGGTGCCGGTCGAGAAACACGGCATCAACGGTCATCTGCGGCAGAAAGGCAAAATCGCGGAGTTGGCGCTTAGCTACGGAGGATCGGTCGGAGCGCTCAAGGCAATGGGCGCTCTCGACATGGGGCTTGCCGAAGATGAGCTGCCTCTGCTCGTGGACGCTTGGCGGCAGTCGAATCCCCGCATTGTGCAATTCTGGTGGGATATCGACCGCGCCGCTATGGAGGCGGTCAGAAATAAACACACCAACACGACGCACAGCATCACCTTCACCTGCCAAAGCGGGATGCTATTTATTACTCTCCCGTCCGGCAGACGCCTCGCCTATGTGAAGCCGCGCATTGGTGAAAACAAGTTCGGTGGGAACTGCATCACTTACGAAGGCATCGGCGGGACGAAAAAGTGGGAGCGACTGGACTCCTACGGTCCGAAGATCGTGGAAAACGTCGTTCAGGCGACCGCCCGCTATATTCTTTGCTACGCCATGCAGACGCTTCGCTGCTGTTCCATCGTCATGCATATCCACGATGAACTTGTCATCGAAGCCGATCCGCGTATGTCGCTTGCTGCCGTTTGTGAGCAGATGGGCAGGACACCGCCGTGGGCAAAGGGACCGCAGCTTCGCGCCGACGGCTACGAGACGGATTTCTACAAAAAAGATTGAGAATTTGTGGACCACTGGGACTCGATTTTTCCAGTGGGTAGTAGAGACAGGCTTCGGGCCCGTCGTGAAAGGAGTGTTCCAATGAGTATCAACAAATTCAACAGCGAGGGTTACTATGACCCGACCGCTTATGAGGCAATGACCGTCATCGAAAAGGAAGAACGCGCACTGCGGGCTTTTCGGCCTATCGTGTATATCTGCTCTCCGTTCTCCGGCGACGTAGAGGGCAACGTCGCAGCAGCTCAGCGTTACAGCCGGTTTGCCGTGGACAAGGGCTACATACCCGTCGCACCGCATCTGCTGTTTCCGCAGTTCCTTGACGACAACAACCCGAAGGAGCGCCAGCTCGGATTGTTCTTCGGCAATGCCCTCATGAGCAAATGCGCCGAGGTCTGGGTGTTCGGCAGTGTCATCTCCGCCGGTATGGAGGCTGAAATCAAACGCGCCAAGTGGAAGGACTACCGCTTGCGCTACTTTAACGAAAACTGCGAGGAGGTTCAATAATGTACGAGATTAAAGAAAAAGAGAGAGAAATCGGCGGTAAAACCGTAACAACCTACAGCCGTGATATTTACAGTGCTAATGTTCTGGAGGTCGAAGCAGGTACCAACGGGTATCAAGGTGGAGATTCCGGTCACGGGAGCCGCACCTACTTTCGCATTGAGAATGCCGGTGGTACAGATATCGAAGCTCACTTTATTGGACCGTATGGCACTGACGGCATTGAGGTCACGCTTGGCGGCGATTGCGAGCTGGAGACGATTATTATGGCGCTGAAGTTTATCACTAAGGCTTTGGAGGACGGCGCAAAGGAGGTTTACGACTCATGTTCACCCTATACCATTCTGACTTCATCGGCAATCCCGGCAACTGTTCCTATCCGTATAAAGCGGAGATTGCCGACGCGTCGGTGCTTGCTGCCGCTGTCAGTCGAGATTACGTTTGCGCGGAGTACCGCAACAACTATTGCAGCGGCGACAACTTCATCGGCAGCGACTGCCTGCCGGTGGACTGCGATAACGACCACTCAGAGAACCCTGACGAGTGGATGCAGCCCGCTGACGTGGAGGCCGCGTTTCCCGGTGTTGCGTTTGTTGTGCATTATAGCCGGTCGCACATGAAAGAGAAAAACGGAAAGCCCGCTCGACCGAAGTTTCATGTGCTATTTCCCATAGACCACATTACGGACGCCGCCTGCTATAGTGACATGAAGAAGCTGGTCAATGCCATCTTTCCATATTTCGACACCAAGGCACTGGACGCCGCTCGGTTCTTCTTTGGCACCAATTCTCCGCAGGTGGAGCTCCACGAGGGCAGCATGAACCTGTCAGCGTTTTTGGAGGGCGATGTTTTCGACGCGGATTTGGCTGGTGGGTATAACGCCAGTCAGGTTATCCCGGAAGGTAGCCGCAACGCTACGCTCTCCCGTTTTGCCGGTCGAGTCGTCAAAAAATACGGTGACAGCGAAGAAGCGTATCAGGCATTCATGGAGGAAGCGGCAAAATGTAATCCTCCGCTCCCGGACTTCGAGCTGGGGGCAATCTGGCACAGCGCTCAGCGTTTCTTCGCAAAGGTACAGCAGCAGGAAGACTATGTGCCGCCGGAAGCCTATAACGATCCCGCCTCCTACAAGCCCGGAGATTACTCCGACGTGGGACAAGCCGAGGTACTGTCGAAGCACTTCTCCGGTGAGCTGCGCTATTCGCCTGCAACGCACTTCATCCGCTACAGTGAGCATTATTGGCAGGAAAGCGAACCGGGCGCACAGGCGGTCGCGCACGAGCTGACTCGTCGGCAGTTGGAGGAAGCCACCAAAGAATTGCTGTCGGCAATGAAGCTGCTGACGGAAAACGGTGGTCAGACAATTCTCGAAGGCGCATCCAAAAGCAAGGCAGAAAGCCTGATGAACGACACACAGCTTGAGGCGTATCACGCTTTTCTCGCAGCAAAGGCATATCAGTCCTTCGTCATTCGCCGCCGCGATTCCAAGAACATCACAGCGACGCTGAAGGAGTCGCGTCCAATGCTGGAAATATCGCCCCGTGACCTTGATGCAGACTGTTTTCTGCTCTGTACGCCCTCCGCTACTTACGACCTGAGAAAAGGTATGGATGGAGCACGTGAACACTTGCCGGAGGACTTCATCACAAAGATGACTTCGGTATCACCCGGTAATAAGGGCGCAGAGCTTTGGCAGGACAGCTTGAGCCTCATCTTCTGCGGCAATCAGGAGCTCATCGACTATGTACAGATGATTTGCGGGCTGGCTGCTATCGGCAAGGTGTATGTGGAAGCCCTGATCATCGCTTATGGCGGAGGTCGCAATGGTAAGTCTACCTTCTGGAACGCCGTCTCCCGTGTGCTGGGTCTCTACAGCGGCAACATCTCCGCCGACACACTGACAGTCGGATGCCGCCGTAATATCAAGCCGGAGATGGCAGAGGTCAAGGGCAAGCGTCTGCTCATTGCCGCCGAGATGCAGGAGGGTGCTCGACTCAACGACTCCACCGTCAAGCAGCTCTGCTCCACCGATGACGTATTCGCGGAGAAAAAGTATAAAGACCCGTTCAGTTTTACGCCATGCCACACGCTGGTGCTCTACACAAACCACCTGCCAAAGGTCAGCGCTTCGGACGACGGTATCTGGCGCAGGCTCATCGTGATACCCTTCGATGCAAAGATTGAAGGCAGCAGCGACATCAAAAACTACGGCGAGTACCTTTATCAGAACGCCGGTGAAAGCATTTTGGCTTGGATTATCGAGGGTGCCAAGAAGGTCATTGCGCTGGATTACAAAATCCCCGTGCCGGAGTGTGTGCAGAAAGCTATCGCTTCGTTTCGGGCGCAAAACGACTGGTTTGCCCATTTTCTTGAGGACAAGTGCGAGCTTGATGTCAGTTTCCGCGAGAGCTCCAGCGTGCTTTATCAGGCGTACCGGAACTACTGCATCGATACCAACGAGTATATCCGCAGTACGACGGACTTCTATTCCGCGCTGGAGGCTGGCGGGTATAGCCGTATCAAGGTGAAAAACAAGCGTTTCTTTGCCGGACTGCGGATAAAAACAGACGACGGAGATTTTGAGGATTTCCTGTCCTGATGGTTTATGGGGTAACCTCGATAAAGGTCATATACAAAAAGTCTCTAAGGAACAAAAAAATAGCTCTAAGAAAAGTTTTAGATATGACGTGCGTCGAGGTTACCCCACCTTCAAAAATCTCTGATGGAGTGAACGATTATGAGAGAAAAAGTAATAGAGAGAAAGCTGGTTCAAGCGGTCAAATCCGCTGGTGGCGTCGCACCGAAGTTCGTGTCTCCCGGATTTGACGGGATGCCTGACCGTATCGTGCTTTTACCGGGCGGTCACCTCGGCTTCGTAGAGGTCAAGGCGACCGGAGAAAAGCCGCGTCCATTGCAGCTTGCGAGACATGGACTGCTTCGGCGGCTCGGCTTCAAGGTGTATGTCCTTGACGGTGAGAGACAGATAGAGCGAATTATTACAGAGATTGGAGGTGATGCCGAATGAAGTTCATACCGCATGAGTATCAGAAATACGCTGTCGAGTATATCGAAAGCCATCCCATTTCTGCCGTACTGCTGGATATGGGCCTCGGCTGAGTAAGACGAGCATTACACTGACGGCGTTAAACGACCTGCTGTTTGACAGTTTCGAGGCGCATCGTATTCTGGTCATCGCCCCGCTGCTAGTGGCACGGGACACATGGACTGCTGAAGCGGATAAGTGGGATCACCTTCAGAGCCTCATCTGCTCCGTGGCTGTCGGTACCGAAGCGGAACGCCGTGCGGCGCTGATGAAGCCCGCCGACATCTACATTATCAACCGAGAGAACGTTCAGTGGCTCATCGAGGACAGCAAGCTGCCGTTCACCTTCGACACCATTGTGGTAGATGAGCTCTCTTCCTTCAAGAACTATCAGGCGAAACGATTCCGGGCGCTGATGAAGGTGTGCCCCAGAGTCAAGCGCATCATCGGGCTGACCGGAACTCCCAGCAGCAACGGTCTCATGGACTTATGGGCTGAGTTCCGGCTACTGGACATGGGCGCTCGGCTCGGACGGTTCATCAGCCACTACCGGCTTGAATACTTCCAGCCGGACAAGCGCAACGGGCAGGTCATCTTCAGCTACAAGCCTCTGCCCGGAGCGGAACAGCGTATCTACGACAAAATCGCGGACATCACCGTTTCTATGCGCTCCACCGACCTTCTGAAAATGCCGGAGCTGGTCAGTAGCGAATACACCGTTCGGCTCTCCGATGAGGAGCGTGAGAGATACGACGGTTTGAAGTGTGCTGGGGTTGGGCTATGACGGGCTTGTCGGCTACTCGCCTATTGCGATGGCAAAAAACGCTGTGGGCTTGGCGATGGCTGCGGAGGAATACGGTGCGAAGTTCTTCGTCAATGGCGCGGCTCCGTCCGGCGTTTTGGAGCATCCCGGCACCATCAAGGATCCAGAGCGCATCCGGCAAAGCTGGCACTCTATCTTTGGCGGCAGCGCCAACAGCAACAAAATCGCCGTGCTGGAGGAAGGGCTGAAATACACACCTATCGCTATCTCGCCAGAACAAGCGCAGTTCCTCGAAACACGTAAGTTCCAAATCAATGAAATCGCTCGAATTTTCAGGGTGCCGCCGCATATGCTGGCTGATCTTGAGAAGTCGAGCTTTTCTAATATAGAACAGCAGAGTTTAGAGTTCGTGAAATACACGCTCGATCCGTGGGTCATCCGCTGGGAACAGGCTATGAACAAGGCGCTCCTGTTTGACAGCGAAAAACGCGAGGTGTTCACCAAGTTCAATGTGGACGGCTTGCTTCGCGGCGACTACGCCAGCCGTATGACAGGCTATGCCACCGCACGGCAGAATGGTTGGATGAGCGCCAATGATATCCGTGAGCTCGAAAACCTTGACCGTATTCCCGCCGAGCTTGGCGGCGACCTATATCTCATCAACGGTGCGATGACCAAGCTGCAAGATGCGGGCGCATTCGCAAATACGACTACAACAGAAACGGAGGAAACCTCAAATGGACAAAACAAAACGAAGTCCCGCAAAGGCGCGTGATAAAACGCACTTCTGGAATTGGGATAACGATGAGGCATCGGGCGTCCGCACCCTTTACCTCGACGGCACAATTGCGGACGAAAGCTGGCGGGACGATGATGTCACCCCACGAATGTTCAAGGACGAACTGATGTCCGGCAACGGCGACATTGTGGTGTGGGTCAACTCTCCCGGTGGTGACTGTGTGGCGGCGAGCCAGATTTACACTATGCTCATGGACTACACCGGCAATGTCACGGTGAAAATTGATGGGTTGGCGGCGTCTGCTGCCTCAGTCATCGCTATGGCGGGTACGAAGGTGCTGATGGCTCCTACCTCACTCATGATGATTCACAATCCGCTGACTGTGGCGATTGGCGACACGGAGGAAATGCAGAAAGCCATCGCCATGCTGGACGAGGTCAAGGAATCCATCATCAACGCCTATGAGATTAAGACCGGGCAGTCCCGTGCGAAAATCTCACATCTTATGGACGGCGAAACATGGATGAATGCAAACAAAGCCATTGAGCTGGGCTTTGCAGACGGCATCTTGGAGGACGCGAAACGCGACCACTCCGAAGATGTCGTTTTTGCTTTCAGCCGCAGGGCGGTTACCGCGTCGTCGCAAGCTGCACATCCCTCGCTTCCGTGCGAGCACGAAAGCTCGCTCGTTCCGCTGCTCCTCCTTTCCCCAAAAAGTCTTACGACTTTATGGGGACCCCGTGAATCCATGAACAAGCTCATGCCCCAACCCGCTCCGAAAGCGGAGCAAAAGAAGCCGGATGCGCCGACTGGCGTGTCTATCGAAGAGGCTATGCAGAAACTGCAAGCCCGTAAATACATTTAATGGAGGTATTTTACTATGAAAAAGGTACTCGAAATGCGCGAAAAGCGTGCAAAGGCTTGGGATGCAGCAAAGGCATTCCTCGACGCAAGGGCGAAGGACGGTGTCCTCTCCGCTGAAGACAACGCCACCTACGAAAAGATGGTAGCGGATGTTGACGCGATGGCGCGTCAGATTGCCATTGAGGAAGACCGTGTGGCGCGTGACGCTGCTATGGCACAGCCCACCAGCGCTCCGCTCACCGGTAAACCCACGGACGGCAACGCGAAGCCTACCCGTCCAAGAGCCACTGATGAATACCGTGAAGATTTCGGTCGCGCTATGCGCGGCAAGCAGCCGCTTCACAATGTGCTTTCTGAGGGCGTTGACGCTGACGGCGGTTTCCTTGTGCCGGAGGAGTTCGAGACGCAGATCGTCACCGGGCTTGAGGAAGCGAATATCATCCGTTCTCTGGCAAAAGTTATCACCACACAGGCAGAACGCAAAATTCCTATTGCGACCTCCCACTCGGACTCGCAGTGGACTGCTGAGAATGCCGCCTATGTGGAAAGTAATCCCACCTTCGGGCAGAAGCAGATTGACGCTTTTAAGCTGACTGACCTTGTGCGCGTCAGCACCGAGCTGCTTCAGGATAGTGCGTTTGACCTCGAAGCATATATCGCCGCAGAATTTGCCCGTGCCTTCGGCATTGCTGAGGAACTGGCTTTCTGCACTGGTAATGGTACAAACCAGCCTACGGGCATCTTCACTGCGAACGGCGGCGAGGTAGGCGTTACCGCCACTTCTGCGACGGCAATCACGGTGGACGAGCTGATCTCCCTCATCTATTCCCTCAAGGCTCCTTACCGCAAAAACGCGAAGTTCCTGATGAATGAGGGTACTGTGGCGCAGATCCGCAAGCTGAAGGACGGTAATGGCGCATATCTCTGGCAGCCCTCTGTACAGGCGGGTCAGCCTGACCGTCTGCTTGGCTATGAGCTCTATGCCAGTCCTTATGTTCCCGCCGCTGCCGCGAGCGCTCTGTCGATTGCATTTGGCGATTTCAAGAACTACTGGATTGCCGACCGCGCTGGCAGAACGGTGCAGAGGCTCAATGAGCTGTATTCCGTAAACGGTCAGGTTGGCTTCATTGCAACCGAGCGCGTGGATGGCAAGGTCATTCTGCCGGAGGGTATCAAGCTCCTGAAAATGAAATCCGGCTCTTAATGGAAAGGAGGCGGCGTGTGATGAGTAATGCAAGCATTACCACCCTGCTGGGAAAAGTCAAAGCAAATCTAATACTGGAGCACTCGGCGGACGATGAGCTTCTGGGGCTGTACATCACCGCCGCCACCCGTTATGCCGAGAGCTATCAGCATTTAGCTGAGAACTTTTACGACACACATCCCATGCCTACCACCACAGAACAGGCCGTTATCATGCTGTCGTCCCATTTCTACGAATCGAGGGAGGAAGCACGGGCGGCTTTTTCTCGGATAATGTGCCAGCCGGTCAGCAGGTATGGAACACCGTAAATATGCTTCTTCGGCTCGACAGAGATTGGAAGGTGTGAGTATGAGCTATGGAAAAATGAACAGCTTCATCGACATCACAGAAAGACAATCAGTTAAGGATGCGGAGGGCTTTTCGACTGAAATTGATGTAGTCCTTGCTTCGGTCAGAGCGTATCGGGAAGGTCGGCATGGCAACGAGAAATGGGCAAATCGCGCTCAGTTCTCCGAAGCCACCGATCTTTTTCGGTTTCGCTGCATTCCCGGTATCGCCGTTACCACCGCCATGACCATCGTAAACGGCGATGGGCGCTTCGAGATAACCTCAGTTGAGGATGTCAAAGGGCGCGGGATGTATATCGAAGTGCTGGCAAAGGAGGTAAAACAATCGAGGTCCCCGCAAAGTCAAATGACTTTGTGGGGAGAGGAGGAACACCGTAATGAATGAGCTTTTCGTGCTTGCACGGAAACGAATGATATGGAGGTTGTGACGACGAAGTGGCTAAAGCAACAATGAAGCTGCCGGAGGACTTTCTTATGAAGGTCTCACGGCTGGCTGAACGGACAGATGAAATCCTGCCCCGTGTATTACAGGCAGGCGGCGAGGTTGTGGAGGCAAAGGTACGAACCAACCTGCAATCGGTCATCGGCAGCGGCATCAAAGAAGAAAGCCGCTCCACCGGCGAGCTGGTCGGTGCGCTGGGCGTATCCTCTGCGAAGCAGGACAGGGACGGGAATTTCAATGTCAAGGTCGGCTTTTCCGAGCCGCGCTTGGATGGTAAAGCCAACGCTATGATTGCCGGTGTTCTCGAATATGGAAAGCACGGGCAACCCGCGAAGCCGTTTCTGAAGCCTGCAAAATCCGCCAGTAAAAACGACTGTATCGAAGCGATGAAATCCGCACTGGAGAGCGAGGTGAACAGTATATGAGCACTTACCGCTGGATACCGTGGACACAGCCGGTGCTCACCGGCAATACCGACTATGGTGAAACCTCGGCGAGCTCTATTAACAATTCGTCAGCCGGTAATCCGGCAAGCCCGTGGAAAGCCTCGGACGGTATTAAGGACGGCTCCTCGGCCTCGTGGGAAGCCTCCAAAGACCAATATCCCGCTTGGTGGCTCTGGAAACTGCCCGCTATGCTCCGCGTCACAAAGCTGGTGCTGTACAACAAGTATTCCGGCTACAACTATGTGACGAAGAATGTATCGGTCTACGCAGATAAAGCACAGACGCAGCTCATCGCAAACGGCACTTTTGAAGCGGCATCGTTCTCAACGCTAACCTTTGAGTTTGATTCGCCTAAAGTCACAAACGAGCTGTGCATCGTCTGCGAGGACAGCTACAAAGAGAGCAACACCTATGTGGGTCTTGGCGAGGTTGAGATTACCGCCGAACAAGGCATTGAACAGTTCGATGTTCGGTATTTCGATTGGGACGGAATGCTTCTCAAAGAAGAAACCGTTGATTTCGGCGGTAGAGTCGCGCCTCCTCCCGACCCAGTGCGCGAGGGCTATACCTTCACCGGCTGGAGCGCCTCAACGGAGCATATCGTTTCGGATATGACGGTCGTGGCACAGTATAGGCGCAATCCACGCGAGGACGAATACCTGCTGACAACGCTCAAAACCATCGCGGATGAGCTACGCATCCCTGTAGAAACAGGCGTGTTCAAGGGTGCTGCGCCGGACTGCTACGCTGTTCTTACGCCGATGGCGGACACCTTTGAGCTGTATGCGGATAATAAACCAAACCACGAGGTGCAGGAGGTGCGCATCTCTCTTTTTGACAAGGGTAACTACCTGCGCACCAAGAATGCGCTTGTTCGCGCCCTTCTGGATGCGGACATTACAATGACCGACCGCCGCTATATCGGGCATGAGGACGATACCGGGTATCACCATTATGCAATTGATGCGGCAAAAGAATATGAAACGGAGGAATAAATCATGGCAACTATTGGTCTTGACAGACTGTATTATTCAAAAATCACCGAGGATGAAAACGGTAATGAAACCTATGCGACCCCGATACAACTGGCGAAAGCCATCTCCGCAGACCTTGCGGTGGAACTTGCCGAAGCGACCCTTTATGCTGACGATGGCGCAGCAGAGATTGTCAAGGAGTTCAAGAGCGGGACACTCTCCCTTGGCATCGACGAAATTGGTACAAGTGCAGCTTCCGACCTGACGGGCGCGAGCATCGACGACAACCATGTGCTGATTTCCGGCAGCGAGGACGGTGGCGATCCTGTGGCTATCGGATTCCGCGCCAAGAAAGCCAACGGCAAATATAAGTATTACTGGCTGTACCGCGTGAAGTTCGGTATTCCGGCAACCAACCTCGCCACCAAAGGCGACAGCATTACCTTCTCCACGCCCACGATCGAAGGCACAGTGCTGCGCCGCAATAAGCCGGATGCCAACGACAGACATCCGTGGAAGGCGGAAGTGACTGAGGGCGACCCCGCTGTGAACGCTTCTGTCATTACAAGCTGGTACACTAAAGTGTACGAGCCGGAATTTGCATAAGGAGGACAACAGAAATGAATAAGGAACGCACAGCCGTCATCTCTGCGGGTGGCAAGGAGTACACCCTTCTGCTTACCACAAGAGCCACAAAGGAAATCGCGGGGCGCTACGGTGGTCTTGAGAACCTCGGCGAGAAGCTGATGAAAAATGAGAATTTTGAAATGGCTATCGGTGAAATCGTCTGGCTCATCACGCTGCTTGCCAATCAGTCTATTCTCGTTCACAACCTGAAGGATAAGGAGCACCCGCTCCCACTGCTTTCTGAGGACGAGGTGGAATTGCTCACCAGTCCGTTGGACTTAGCGGATTACAAAATCGCCATCATGGACGCTCTCTACAAAGGCACAAAGCGAAACGTGGAAAGTGAACAAGACCCAAAAAACGCGGAGGTCGGGTAACAGACGAGGAGCTGTTTACCCGACTTTTGTATTACGGCATGGCGCTTCTCGGAATGTCGATGGACGAGGTGTGGCTCACGCCGTTCGGCCTGCTGCTTGACCTGTGGGAATGCCACAAACAGTATAACGGTCAGGCAAAACCGAAGCGTGAGTATTATATCGATGATATCATCCCTGCCGGAATATGATTTCATGCCGTTATCGGCAAATATCTTATTTTATTTGCGAATAATCCATTGATTTCTTGCCGATAATATGCTATAATAAGCAGGAAAGCAAAGGAGGCGGTCACGTGAACTATTTGTCGGTAGCGGAAACGGCAAAAAAATGGAATATGTCAGAGCGCACGATACGCAATTATTGCGCTCAGAACAAGATACCCGGCGCATTCCTTACGGGCAAGACGTGGAACATCCCGGAAAGCGCAGCGAAGCCGGACAGGATAAACGCGCGTACTGCTGCACCGAAAACGCTGCTGGATATTTTGAAAGCGGAACAGGCGGCAAAAATCTCCGGCGGCATTTATCACAAGGTGCAGATCGAGCTGACCTACAACTCTAACCACATAGAGGGCAGCCGCCTCACCCACGACCAGACGCGTTATATCTTTGAAACGAACACCATCGGCGTGACCGGTGAAACGATGAATGTAGACGATATCGTGGAAACGTCGAACCACTTCAAGTGCATCGATATGATCATCACACAGGCAAAGTATGCGCTTTCAGAGAAGTTCATCAAGGAACTGCATCTCACGCTCAAAAGCGGCACCAGCGACGCCCGCCGCGACTGGTTTGCCGTGGGCGATTACAAGCGGATGCCAAACGAGGTGGGCGGCAGAGAAACTACGCCGCCGGAGGAGGTTTCCGCCGCAATGGATGCGCTGCTTATCGAATACAATGCGGTCAAGGAAAAGACACTGGAGGATATCATCGGTTTTCATGTGCGCTTTGAGTCCATCCACCCATTCCAAGACGGCAACGGGCGTGTCGGGCGGCTCATCATGTTCAAGGAATGCCTGCGAAACGGTATCGTTCCCTTCATCATCGACGACGATATGAAGCTGTTCTACTATCGCGGCCTGCATGAATGGAACAATGAAAAAGGCTTCCTGACCGATACCTGCCTTGCAGCACAGGACAAATTCAAGAAGCATCTGGACTATTTCAGGATTAGGTACTAAACGAGAAATCGGAATTTATCAAATGAACTGAAGGGTTGGCAATAAAATGAATATCATTATACGTGAATATAAAAAATACGACTTAGAAGAAATGATTGACATATGGAATGAAGTGGTTGAGGATGGTATCGCATTTCCTCAAGAGGAACTGCTGACATATAAGCGGGGGAAACTTTCTTTAGTAGTCAGACTTATTGTGCTGTTGCAGAAAACACAGATAACGGGAAAATATACGGTCTGTATATTTTACATCCTAACAATGTCGGGAGACGAGGGAATTTCTGGTACTTCAACGAAATACCGCACTGGCTTCAATCAGATGATTGAAGGTGCGCTTGACGGAAAAATCGACCTGATTGTGACAAAATCCATCAGCAGGTTTGCCCGCAACACCGTTGACAGTCTCGTGACCATTCGAAAGCTCAAGGAACACGGCGTGGAATGTTTCTTTGAAAAAGAGAATATCTACACCTTCGACAGCAAGGGTGAACTGCTCATCACGATCATGAGCTCTATTGCGCAGGAGGAAAGCCGCAGCATTTCCGAAAACGTCACATGGGGACAAAGAAAACGCTTCGCGGACGGAAAGGTTTCCATGCCATACAAGCATTTTCTCGGCTATTGCAAAGGTCCTGATGGACAGCCCCAGATCGTCGAAAAGGAAGCAGCGGTTGTACGCAGCATCTATCTGATGTTCTTGGAAGGACACGCGCCGACCTACATAGCAAAAATGCTGACAGATAAGGGTATTCCTACACCGACAGGTAAAACGAGATGGTCGTGCAGCAGCGTGGAGAGTATTCTCACCAACGAGAAGTACAAAGGAGACGCCCTTCTGCAGAAAAAATTTACCGTGGACTTCCTTACGAAAAAGCAAAAGGTCAACGAGGGTGAAGTTCCACAATATTATGTTACAGACAGTCACGAGAGCATAGTTTAGCCAGAGGTTTTTGAGCTTGCTCAATATGAGTACCAACGACGCAGAGAAAAGGGCGGTTATCAGAGCCATTCTGACAGTCCGTTCTCCGGACATATAGTCTGCGGCGATTGCGGTGCATATTACGGTCACAAGGTGTGGCACTCAAACGATAAATACCGGCGGCTGGTTTGGTACTGCAATAAGCGATATGGAAAAGGGGCAGGTGACGGCCTGCGGTGTAAAACGCCCCACCTCACGGACAAGGAGATCAAGTCCGTTTTCGTGGGCGCAATGAATGCGGCGCTTTCGAATAAACAAGAAATTCTAAACAGTTGCCGCATAGCAGTAAAGTTTCTTACAGACACCAGCGGCTTGAATGCAGAGCTTTCTACTATTGAAGCGGAGCGAGATGTTGCTGCCGAGCTTCTGCGCAAGTGCATAGACGAAAATGCTCATGCCGAAATCAGCGAGGCAGAATACGAAACAAAATACATGGCCTTAGTGGAGAAATACGAGACTCTCAAAGGCAAATGCGAAGGCGCAAAAGAAAAAATCCTCCAGCGAAAGCTGAAGGCAAACCGGATAGAAGCATTCTTCAAAACGCTTGAGACAAGCGACCTCATTACTGAGTTCGATGAGGGACTTTGGAATGCGACAGTAGACACTCTGACAGTTTACAGCAAACAGAAAATTATACTCAGGCTGAAGGATGGCACGGAAGTTGAATGGCACGTGTAA